CAACATACAAGCCCCGCGCATCCTCACTAATCCGTAAAGTGCCAGCCCGCGTAGAAGCGAGAACGTCGCCAGTACTGTGATTCCAAAGAAGCTTAATGTCGTTACGGTTACGCAACGATCCACGGAAAGCTCCCGGTGCGATACGCTCCGTGAACGGTAACGGCTCACTATCCGAATTGAACACCGCCGCATACCCCGAGAACTGCATCCCATCATCGGTTTCGCGTATCTCAAAATCTGCCGCATTTACGCGGGTTTCCATTTTGCTCAAAGCTTGGCCCTTAGCCCTTCCCTCATTATCTTGCTCAACTTTCAAAATAACCTCATCAGCGGTCTCCAGGAACCGTTTTACCGTAGGCTCAGCCAAGGTCACACCCCACACAGTATGGCCAGACACAAGCAAAGCCTCACGCGCCTCCACCCACATGCCAGGTGTCATCCCACCATGCGCCACCGCGTTAGCAACCTCCACATCGACAGCACGCCGAGCAATCGCACGCACCCACGACGGTGGCATCAAAATATTGGTTTTCATCTACTCCACCACTTCCTTGTAAACACTCTCCGGGTCATCAGGATCCACCTGTGCCACACCCTGCAACTGCACAGACGGAAGCCCCGTATGCGCAACCGGGGGAAGTCCCACCATCCCCAAAGCCTCCGACGGCTCAAACCCAGCAAACACCAGGTCACGCGCCATCTGCACCCTCTCACGCTGCGCACGCACACCAGCATCCGACAAGTCCACGTTAGCTAGAGGAACCCTGACAGCCTCAGCAGCCGGGCCAGCCTGCGGTGACATATCCTCCAGCCGGCGAATATCATTAATAGCAAGAAACCCTGACTGGATGCCAGTCGAGTATGCGCTGTAACGTGTCTGAATGTCAGCACGCAACAACCCGTTCATGTTGAACTTAACGAACGCGGTTTCCCCGCCAGGATACCTAGACATTAGAGAACTCATGACTGACTCTAATTTTGCGATATAAGGCCGGAGAGTAAAGTTAGAAAATTGTAAAGCGTTCTGCTCTACGCTTGCAAAAGTGTTTGTGCCCGGCAAATTCAGCATGTGAGAAGGGATACGCCAAATCCGTGCAACATCCTCCACCGCCATCCGTCGCGCCTCGAGCGCCTGCGACTTCTCAGGGTCAGCCTGTGTCGGCCTAAAAGTTGCGCCCCCACTAAGAATCCCGGTGCGTCCAGACTTCCTCCAACCCCGGTGGCCTCCGTCAAATGACTCTCTTAAATTTTCGCTCTGCTCTTTTGTAAGATTTCCGGGATATTCCAAAACTCCCGAAAGTGTCGTCCCACTCCCAAAGAACGTGGCAGCATACGACTCCAAAGCTTTCGACAACCCCAAATTTTCGCGCAACCCCACCACACGGGAAACCCCGCGAATAGTCCCCGGACGCAACAAATCAGGCACATACAAAATGTCCTCCGAGGTGAGAGGCTTTTCCTCACCCTGCACCGTGAACACTAACCGGCCCTGACCGTTACGGGCAATCTCCACATCCATCGGGTTTAACACAACAAGGTTCACAACCTCGCCCTTAGGATTGCTATACACCCTCACAAAACAATTACCGTCAATGAGAAGCGAAACAAGTAGCGAGTTATAGAAAACACTGTGCCCCGCAAAGTTTACGTCAGGCTGCTGCACCCAGGAAGGTTTAGGGAGAAACGGGCGACGGTTCCCATCAAGTCTAATAAACGCATCCACAGGCAAAGTCGAAATCGTATCCGCAATAAGCGACACCGCCGAATGAACAGCAGCAATACTCAACGCGTTATTCTGATCGACACCAACACCAGCAATCGTGCCAGCGGTCACATCCCCGCCACTACCCCACAACGTTTGGAAACTAATCTCACGCTGCTCGAACAGTTTGCCGAAAATCATTTACTCTCCAACGAAATACCAATTACGATAACGATAATTCCTGCCACGATAAAACCGAGGGGAACCCAAATAAGTGCTGCGCCCGCAACAACCAAGGCTGACCCAAGAATCTGCAAAATGTTATCCATCATCACCTTAATCAAAAAATTGTGGAGGCTCCTCTAGTTTACCGCCTCCGAGTGCCCGGTCTACAGCAATAGTCATAGCCACCGCCGCATCAATCTTGCGTGGACTATTCCTAGAGTCTTTGACAATACGCGGGCCAACATTATCTACCTTCGTAATGGCGTTACTCAGGTGCCTGGTCAGTACAGGGTTTCCGTCATGAATCAACCGTTTCTCCATCACAGCATCAAACACTAAAGCGCCAGCCGTCACCATACGGCGGGCAGAAGTGCTGGGCCACTCCACAATCGGCACACCCTTATCCTGCAAAATTCCCATCGACCGTTGCCAACGGAAAGGGTCACAAGCCACCTCACGCACCTTCGGATGAGCCTGACAAAAATCGAGAATGGTTTGCTCAACCTCCGCAATATCCACCCGCCACTCATCATCATGAATCGTAATATCTTTTTCCCACGACTTCACCATAAACACTTTGACCGGGTCATCACCTTTAGGGACAACCGCGCCCACAATGACAGAAGCATCACCGCTGAACGAACCATCAAAACCGAGAACAATCTCATCATCAGGTGACACCGTAAACTCTGCCTCGCACGCCTCCCACGCCCCCGTGGGCAACCACGACAGTTGTGAGGACACCCACTGGTTACACCTTTTCGTCCTGAACTCTGCCTCCGGGGTGCGGCGCACAGAACTCTCAAAGTCGCTTATTGCGTTAATGTCCCCCAGGCCTGGGTTCGCATACTCCCACGTTTCCGGCAGACGATGATCTGCTTCCTCCGGGGCCTCCCACCACGCCATAAAAAAAGTGGGGTCATCAACCTCACCAAGCGCAACCTTCTGCCCATACTGGTACAGGGTGTAAGCAATCGAATCCCTGCCCGTAGAATCCGACTTTACCCCCGCCGTAGTAATCCCAATCATCGTCGCCATCTTTCCACGCGCTCCCATAGCCAACGAGAACGTGTCCCACAAGTCACGGTTCCTCTGCGCGTGAACCTCATCAAAAATTGTGAGCGTAGGGGAAAGACCCTCCTTGCTAAAACTCTCAGCAGACATAACCCGATACACCGAACCCAACTTAGGAAACTCGATAGCATCCCGGTACAGTTTCGTAATCCCAGACAGCTCCTCCGAGGCTTCCACCATGCGCCGGGCATCCGCGAACACGATACGGGCCTGCTCCTTCTCAGCCGCAACCGAATACACTTCCCCGCCCTGAGGCCCAATAATTAGCCCATACAAACCCATCACAGCACCGAGCGCAGACTTCCCATTCTTACGCGCAACACCCACCAGTTGCGTCGAGTGCCTATACCCGCCATCCTGATACGCAAACAAATGCTCAAACAAGGACACCTGCCAAGGACGCAACCGCAACGGGCTCCCAGACTTCCCCGCCACACTATCCTTCGTCACAATCCCAAACGCCTCAGCAAAATCGACCACCGGCTCCATCACCCGGCCCAACTCGATAGCAGACTCAGGGACAGGAGTAAGCCACCGAGGAGGCCACGGCTCAACCGTCATCGCGGGCAGCCCGCCTCGCCAACATTTCATCCAACTTAGATTCCTTTTTAACTTCCGCCAACCCCAACCGTGCCCTATCAGAAGGCGTAAACCCCAACAAAGATAAGGAAGATTGAATAAGTTTCTCCGTCTCCAAAAGGGACATATTCACCTTACGCTCAGTCGGATCAATTAAAAACGCTTCACGCAACAATTCACGCCTATCAAAAAGCTCGCACACAATCTGCAACAAATGAACATCCGAACGGGGACTAACCCAAGAAATTCCATGACCCCACACGTCATACCACAACGTCTGCCCCGCAACCCCAAGCTCACGCAAAGGCTCCCTGTACCCGCCCTCAATAACAGCAACCAAACCGGCCTCCGGTAACGCCCTCTTACCAGGGTTCCCAATCAAACGTTTCGACTCAGTAGGCTTCGACGGATTACTCACGACGCACCCCTCTTGTAATAATAAGTATCAATAACCTCGCGCACAAGCTTCTGATTTTCCACCGGCCTACCCTTCAACCTTTCCAAACACACAGCCCTACCAGGACTCACCTCCACGAACCTCGCCCCCGCAAACCGATACTTAGTTCTATCATCCGCACTCGGATCAGTATGAATAATCCACACACCCAAATAACGCTCACCCTGAGCAACCCTAAGAGCAGTACCCACAGCAGCCTTACGCGCCGACCTCGCAACCTCACGAACCTTCCCCCCATACTCAAACGGCAAAGTACCATCAGGAGACAACGCCAAAGCCAACCTATCCATATCCACAACAATATCCCCAGGCTTACAATTCTCCGCAATATACGTGGACTTCCCCCCACACGGCGGGCCAGTAACAATCGTGATAGAAGGCATTACCCCAGGCTACCGCACTCGAACAGGCGTTCGACCCAAAACGTTTTAACTGCGGGTGTCTGCAAAAGGG